AAACGATGGGTACAGATCCTGCGGACTGTGCTGTTGTTGACATTTCAGCGATGGTCTTTGATTGGGATCGATTTACATCTAACCCATATACGTGTAAGGACATAAACAGCGTTAGACGATTTAAGTTATCTGTAAGCGATCAGGTTCAAAACTATAATTTTAAGGTTGAGCAAAGTGTATTAGACTTTTGGGAATCTCAACCTAAAGAAGTCAAGCGTAATATTGCACCAAAGAAAACAGACTTGACTGTGAAAGAGTTTATTCAACAGTTTCATGATTTTTTAATTGATGCTGGTAATATTGGTCATTGGTGGTCTCGATCAAACACTTTTGATCCGGTGATATTAACTCGTCTTTTTGATGCCGAAGGTAAAAAGGCTCACATGGAAGAGTACCTTAAGTATTATCTTGTACGAGATACGAGAACATGGATTGATGCTAAGCTTAACTTCCCTAAAAAGAATGGATTCGTGCTTGACGAGTGGAAAGAAAATTTTAAGGCTCATGATAGCTCTTGGGATATATTAATTGATGTGTTACGATTGCAAAAATTACATCGTATAGAATTTGATTTAGAGGATGAATAATGTCAGAAGAAAAAACACAAATCACGATTGAGCAGCTACAGCCGTATAGTATCTTTTTAGCGACCCCTATGTATGGCGGCCAGTGTACTGGTAGTTATGCTAAATCTGTCGTTGATTTGTCTATGCTCTGTGCTGTAAATGGAATTAAAATTAAACATTACTTTTTGTTTAATGAAAGTTTAATTCAACGAGCTCGTAACTATTGTGTTGATGAGTTTATGAGATCTGATTGTACTCACTTACTTTTTATTGATGCGGATATATCTTTTAATCCTAGAGATGCATTATCAATGTTGGGATTACAAATTAATGATCCAGAAAGATATGACATTATAAGTGCACCCTACCCTAAGAAAACGATTGCTTGGGAAAAAGTAAAGAATGCAGTCGATCAAGGACGAGGAAACGAAAACCCATTTGAACTTGATCAGTTTACTGGTGACTATGCATTCAATCCAATTGATCGATCAGCAGGCGTTCCACTTAATCAGCCTATTCAAGTAGGAGAAGCCGCAACAGGATTTATGCTTATTCCTAAGTATGTTCTTGAAAAATATGCTGAAGCGTATCCCGAATTAAAGTACAAGCCAGATCATGCTCGTACTGCGCACTTTGATGGAACAAATGAGATTACCGCATTTTTTGATTGTTGTATTGATCCTGAAACAAAGAGATATCTTTCAGAAGATTACTTCTTTAGTCAACAGGCTCGTAAGGCAGGACTCAGTGTATGGATGTGCCCTTGGATGAATCTTAATCATACCGGTACATACGTATTTAAAGGTAACCTTGCAGCAATTGCTTCGTTGCCTGGGACTGCTGCTACTGCAACAGAAAAATCAAATCGAAAGTATTACAACAAAGCAAAAGAAACAGAACCACCTTTTGAAAAGAAAAATACACTACGAAACCAAAAGAAAAGAAATAGGAAGAAGTAGTTGACATTTTGCCTAAACTATGGTAGAATAGCACTTGATTATGACAGGAGAAACTTATAATATGAAATTCAGTGATTCAACTCTTACTGTGCTTAAGAGTTTTTCGACAATCAATCGGTCGATACAACTCCAGCCGGGTAACACACTTAAAACAATTACACCGGAAAAAACATTGATTGCAACTGCTGAGATTGGTGATGAGATTCCAGCCGAAGCATGCATTTACGATCTTTCAAGATTTTTGTCAATTTTATCATTATATTCTGATCCTGATGTAGAATTTCATGATAAATACTTTACTATTGCTGAGGGACGGCGTAAGACTAAGTACGTTTATGCCGACATTTCAATGATTCACGTGCCTCCTCAAAAGGATATTCATATCCCTGATGAAGATGTAGTTGTTGATGTTAAGTGGGATGATTTTCAATCTGTAGTAAAAGCAGCTGGAGTCCTTCAGTTTAGTGAGATAGCATTCGTTGGTACCGACGGTAAGTGTTATCTCAAGGCAATCTCATCTGAGCAAGAAGGTGCCGATGATTACGGCATCGAAATTGGTGAGACTGCTGACGAGTTTAAGATTATCATTAAGACTGATAACCTCAAGCTCTTGCCTCAAGATTACAGGGTTGCTTTATGCTCAAAAGGTATCTCTGAATTTCGAGGTGAAACCGCTAGCTATTTTGTAGCTATCGATTCTAAGTCGACTTACAATAAAGGAAGTTAATTATGAGTGAAATGGAAATGGGCCAACAGCAGGCCGAGCCAGTACAAATTACTTTGAATGATATTGCATCAGTTGTACAAATGATTGATGTCGTATCTCGCCGCGGTGGCATTCAAGGTAACGAATTGGCTGGAGTTGGAATGCTCCGTAATAAGTTGGAGATGTTCCTCCAGCAAAATATGCCACAACAGCAAGCACCTCAAGATGCTGAGGTAGATGTAGACGTACCTCCACAAGGTCCGTTAGCAGATAAGGTAATGCAATAAACCTTATCGACCGAGGGGGGCCACGAGTCCCCTTCTTTTTTCTTTATATTATGATTAAGGTGAATATATTATGGTGGATGTTAAATCCAACGAAGTGTTGTGGGTAGAAAAATATAGACCACAGAAAATTGATGATACGATCCTTCCAGAACAAACAAAACACATATTCAAAAAATTCGTCGAAGACAATACAATTCCAAATTTATTACTTACCGGTGGACCAGGTGTAGGTAAAACAACTGTAGCAAAAGCTATGCTCGAAGAGCTGGGTTGTGAATATATTATTAAGAATGGATCACTTAATGTGAATATTGATTCTATTCGTTATGATATTTCTACATTCGCATCGGCAGTATCTCTTACTGGAACAGGTCGCAAATATGTAATCTTTGATGAAGCAGATTATTTAAATGCTGCAAACGTACAACCAGCATTACGTAATTTTATCGAAGAATATTCAGCCAATTGTGGCTTTATCTTTACGTGTAATTTTAAAAATCGAATCATTGAACCTCTTCGTTCTCGATTATCTGAAATTGATTTTACGATTGAGCAGGGTGATCGCCCTCAACTTGCTATGGATTTCTTTAAGCGAGTCAATCTCATTCTTCAAAATGAAGGTGTCGAGTTTGATAAAAAGGTTGTTGCAAAAGTAATTGAAAAGCACTTCCCCGATTTTCGTCGAGTATTAACTGAGCTACAATCTTATTCTGCCACTGGTAGTATTGATGAAGGTATCTTTGTTAATCTCAAACAAGAATCGATTGACGAAGTATTTGCATATCTCAAGGGAAAAGACTTTACAAACATGCGCAAATGGGTTGCTAAAAACTCCGATCAAGATATGAATGAAATGTTTCGGCGTATCTACGATGTAGCAACTGATCGTGTAGAGTTTAGAACACTCCCTGGTTTTTGTGTAACTCTCGCAGATTATATGTACAAAAGTAATTTCGTCGCTGATCCTGAAATTAATATGGTTGCCTTCCTTACGGAGGTAATGATAGAATCGGAGTATAAGTGATGTTTAATCAAAAGCAATGTTTTAATTGTAAAAAGAAAATCAAAGGTGAATTAGACGAGTTTACAATCACTATGAATACTATCGAAGGTAAGCACACTGTTAAAATGTGTGAGACGTGTGCAAATCAATTTGATGAGATAATGAAAGGAATTGAGGAGATTCAGAATGAAGGACTTGAGCCCATTTGATTTTATGAATGCGGCGTCTTTCACAAAGGAAGATCTCATTCATGATTCAGAATATCCAGAGTTAACAGAGAAACAATATAATCCATACATCGTTAATCGTGGATTTACTAATTTCGAAGATACTATTTTACATGCAAATGAAATGAATCGTTGCCATCATTTATTTCCTGATGCACAGTTTCAATATTATCGATCTGTATTGCGAAAGCGTAAAAGATTTAGTAAATGGCCTAAGGCAGATAAAGACGTAGACCTTGACGCCATTCAACAATATTACTCTTGTAACCGTACAGTTGCTAAGCTTTATCAAAAAATATTGACAAAAGATCAACTAATTCAACTACATGCGCGTTTTGAAAAGGGTGGAAACTAAGATTTAAATAAATAAATCTATGTAACTTTGCTATGGTTACCCACCAATAATAATTATAAAGGCGATGTATGGAAGAGGATATTTTTAAAGGTGTGGGTGTTGAGATTCGTCTGCCAACGCAAGACAGTTTTTTGAAAATTAAAGAAACTCTCACCCGCATAGGAATAAGTTCTAGAAAAGAAAAGCGATTATATCAATCGTGTCATATTCTACATAAAAAAGGACGTTATTCTATATTACATTTTAAAGAGCTTTTTATCTTAGACGGTAAAAAAAATACCTTCACGGAAGAAGACCAAGCTCGTAGAAATACAATTGTAAACCTATTGGAAGAATGGGAGTTAATTGAGATAGTGGATAAAGAAAAGACAAAAGATCCTGTCGCTTCTTTAAATCAAATCAAAATTATTGCATTCAAAGATAAAGAAAATTGGGATTTAGCTGTAAAGTATAATATTGGCAAAAAGTGATATAGGCAAAAAGTGAGCAAATATATTATTCCTCCACTAGAACGTCAAATGTTACCTGACACTCTAAGAGGAAAAACTGTAATTGACTTTGGTGCAAAAGCTAATGAACGTGGCACTTACCGAGACGAATATATTAATCTACATAACGTAGATGAATATTGTTGTGTTGATATTACTAATGAGCATGGAGCTCATATCGTAGATCTTCGTTCGGAAACAGTAGCCAAAAGAATACAAGAAATGACAGGTCATCAATCATTTGACGTTCTATGCAATTTTGGAACAAGTGAACACGTATCAGTTCAAAGAACATTTTATCAGTGTGTTCATAAGCTATCTCATGTAGGTAGTCATATTTTGCATTGGACGCCAATGGCAGAAAAAATGGAATGGCATGGTATCCAAGGTTCTCTTTGGCATTGTCATAAAGATTTTTTTGATTGGCTCGCAAATCGCAACGGATATGAAATTGTAAAACGATCTTTTCCAAGAGGAGAGATCTCTGCTGTATTGTATAAAGTAGTAGAAAAGAAAAGATTTGATTGGCACCCAGATTGGGATGCAACGTTTTGGAAAAATCCAAAATTTGTAGATTATAATAAAATCCCTGGCGGGGCTACTTCTACTGAATCTGTGTATGACTGAGGATATTATGAAATTTATTATTAACGAAACAAAAGCTAAAGATCCACAAATGGATTCTTGGAATTTTATTGACTTTGCGCCAGTATTTAAAGCCGGTCAGCGAATTGCATCATATAACGCATGGAATAAAAAGGTAGATGTTGTAGTAAAAACTACACAGCTTGCTCCAACACTTCATTTGCCCCCGGAATCTCGTATTGCGCTTCCAACTGGTGTCGTTGTAGAAGATTTGCCGGAGGACCACATACTCGAAGTATCAATCAATCCTGGTCATGCTCTTCAAAGAGGATTGCATTGTCCTGCACCAACACGTGTTATGAATGGCGAGCAGGTGTTTATTAATGTTCATAATATTTCAGATAGCCTAGGGCTGATTACTTCGGGCGAATGGCTTGGAATGGGAAGGCTAGTTCATATTCCAAAATATGAAATCGTTTCTGTAAAATCTGATAAATAAATTTTATGGGATGCCGAAAGGGTCTCATTTAATCGTTGGGTAATTACCGACACAACAATAATGTCTTGCTTAATAAAGGAGATAGCACATGACTACACTTAAATTCAATCATTTAAGCCCCTATTCCGTTGGTTTTGATCGAATGTTCGATCGCTTAGTAGACTTAGAACATACACAACAAGTCAATAACCAAGGATTCCCCCCATACAATATCCGCAGAGATGGAGAAAAGTTTTTCATCGACATTGCTCTCGCTGGAATCTGCGAGCACGATATTGACATCGAGGTCAAAGAAGACCAACTGACTGTCAAGTCTGCTTGGGATGAGCCCGGTGACTACTTCAATGCTGGTGGAGAATATCTACATCGCGGGATATCACGAAAAAAGTTTACTCGCCAATTCACCCTCACGGATGACATTGAGGTGCAAAGAGCCGAGTACGTTAATGGTCTTCTAACTATTCACTTGGAAAGGATTATCCCTGAAGAGAAGAGACCTAAGAAAATTGCCATCAATTCTGAAAAAGAATTCCTGGCAGAATAACATGTAGGGGCCTACGGGCCCCTTAACTTCTAGGAGTATATTTTATAATGATTCAAGGAAAACTCATTCCAGATGGACTCGTATTTAAAACGAGAGTACGAGATGAAACAGTTGAAGGTCCTAATCCTTATCGATGGGAAGACGTAACAACAAACGATCTCTTTGATAAAAAGCGTATTGTATTGTTTAGTCTACCCGGTGCTTTCACACCAACATGTTCAACCTATCAAGTACCCGGCTTTGAAGAAGCCTATGAATGCATCAAGGTATTACACGTAGATGATATATATTGTGTATCTGTTAACGATGCTTTCGTTATGAATGCTTGGGCAAAAGCTCAAGGATGCGAAAACATTAAAATGATACCAGATGGTTCAGGCAAATTCACCGAATCAATGGGTATGTTAGTTGATAAGGATAATCTAGGTTTCGGTAAGAGATCTTGGCGTTATGCAGCAGTCGTTACAGACGGTGTAGTAGAAAAGGAATTTGTTGAACCGGGGCAAATGGATAATTGTCCTGACGATCCCTATGGTGAAACATCACCGGAATCAGTCATCAAATACCTTGAATCCGTAGCAGAAAGATTTGCTGCTCGAACCACGGCCAAGGAGAAAACCGCAAATGAGGGAGAAGTTCAAACAGTACATTAAAAAATTATATAATGGCTGGCGCGAAGGTATGGAAATAATGGAAAATGTTGAAATGCCTTTTTACTTCGACATCTATGAGCCATCTGTTCAACGACAGATTGCTATAAGAAAACTCATTGAAGAAAAACAAAGAAAGGCTAGTGAAGACTAGCCTTTTTTATTGAGCCATACCGCCGTAATCATAGCTGGCTGCTCGAGCATTTCTGCCAGATCTTCCACTTACAATACTTGTTCGATCGCCTTGTTTGACTGCTGTACTTCCACCGACAGCGTTAACTGTATCACCACCAACTACCACATTCACTTGACTACCACCACCGGCTGCAGCAATTGCCTCTAATTCTGCTTTTCTTCTTTCTCTACGATCAGAAGATCCTTCAATACCAAAACGATCTTTTAATCTTTCATACATTCCCCAAAAGGGGCGCGCGTCGGGATTAACATACACAAAGTCTTCAGCAGTACCCAATCCTTCAGCAATTCTTTGATCTCGTATTGCTTGTATTCCTGTGAACTCAGCAGCGGCTTTTTCTAATTTGTCATTATAGTCTTGAACATTTCGTTGAATAATCTCAGGATCTGTGATATCCTCATACTGCGTCTCATACAAACCAGT